CTGTGCCTGTCTTAATGCAGGCTGCTGTCTTATATTGAGCAAGGGTAGGAGCCGCCGCTACTGCGCCAGCCGATAGGACTGTAGTAGTGCCAGAAGTAACTGCTGAGATGGTGCAGACTCCCACGCCTTCATTAAGGATAGTAATGACCGAACCGACAGGGATAGCCGCTGTCGCATTTGTAGGGATCTTGAGGGCGATCGCTGTTGCTTTGTTCATAGGTACTAGGACCTGATAGGAGTCAGCGACGGTCAGCGTATAGTCTGCTGTCTGGTCTGCCTTGATCTCAAAGGTAACTAGGCCGTTATAGTCTGCAGCCGTAAAGATGTCGCCTGTTGATGCTGGAAAGCCTGTTGCCATTGTTTTTCTCCTAGTATCCCATAATGGATTGTCCGATTATACCGTATGTGCTCGATCCCAATATGAATCCTTCAACGATTGGCTCAAGTGTTGTTACTGTGCATTTCATGCTGTTAGGGGTGATGTCCCATGCTAGGCCCTGCACTTGCAAGGTCTTAACGATTGTAGAGCCGTCTGGCTGGACGTTAGTAATCTCAACGTTGTCGAAGTAGTCGAGGCCGATCATTGTGTCAGTAGGTACGGCTGTGTCTAATAGATCAACCGTCATCTGATCTATTCTGATCGTTGTCTCGGCACGGGTAGCAACGTAAATCTTAGCGATGTCTAGAACTTGAGCATCTGTCTCTGGGATCATCTCTGTCACAGTAGTGCCATGAGGGAAGTATTTAGCCGATGAATCAACGTTAGTCGCTGTCTGGGCTGTGCCGCCAATGCGTGTCATGCTGGCTTGGTTGATGATGAGCTTATCATCAAAGGCGTATTTGAGATCAGAGTAGGGTATGCCTGTAGTCTGATTGAACTCAATAGGTGCAGCCGCTAGTGATCCCACGACATCGGTGCGATCCTTAAATTCTGCTGTGCCATCTGTGCGGATAAAGAATGCGCCCTGTTCTGCGAACTCGGCAGCCTTAAGAGCTGCTAGGGCTGGACGAGCCGTGCCTGGATCTGCCTGAACTGTGGTTGATCCTGTGTCGGTAATTCTCATCGAGGTAGGGAATGAGACTTGATCTAGGATCTTGGTGATTCGCGTGCCTGCAGTCTGGCCAGCCGTTGCACCTGAGACAGTAGAAACGTTAGCCATCTGAAAGAGTCTAAAGGCGTCGCTGCAGATAATATCGACGTATCCAATTTCCTGCCCTGTTGGATAGTAATACTTGTAAGAATCAACGTAGCCAGAGAATAAGAAGTGTTGAGTGGTTGCAGTCGTAGCTGCTACGCGGATCTTTCTTAGCGGAGTCAGATAGCCAAAATAGGGACTAGATGTATTTTGTGGATTGAAATAAGAGTTAGGGTCTAGGACTCGGACAGTACAGTTGCCAGCCTCGTAGGTGTCGCGCATGATGTTACGGCCGCGGCTGATCTTGATCGAGCGAGTGACATCGCTGAGATCGACTACAGGATCAGGGACTTCTGTTGATGCGAACTGAGAGACGCCGATAATGCCGTTGATAGGGTCGCCAATAGTAAACGGGTATCCGAAGGTAGCGCCTTGGCTAAAGTCGAATGAAACCGAGATAGTGGCTGGGAGTGTCATCGGACGGCTACGGCTCCGCGACCTGCTGAACGATTAACGTCGCTGAATGTGCCAGATAGCGTGTCATTAACTTGGGCTTCTGTAATGATCGAAGTCATCTCTTTTCCGTCGATGACAACCTTAACATTGACTTGAGGATTAACTCCAGCGATTACGCCTGCACTTAGGCCGCCAAGTGGACCTTTTTGCGTGTAAGAATCTGTAGAGTATTCAGGCACATTAAATTGAGGTGGTTGGGGTGGCATAGGGACAACCGCTCTAGGCTTGTTAGGATCAACGCCAGCAATGACCCCTGCTGCTAAGCCACCCTGTGGACCAAGATCAGGGAGTTTCCAATTTCGGTAAGGATTAGGAGCTTCTGGAGTTGCAAGAAGCAACGCATTAAGATCATTTTGACGCTTAACGGCAGCTTCTAATTGACCTGTTAATTTTGTAGCAGCCGCATCATTCTTATCCAAGATGGCGAGCTGTAGGTTAAGCGATAGGCGATCAGTCTCGCTGATCTGGCCCTTAAGGGCAGCAGTTAATCCAATGCGTGTTAGTTCTAAAGTCTGTGCGGCCTTATCTAACGCCGCTTTCTTTTTGGTATCTGCTAGAGATTTCTTTTGCAAAGCCGCTAATTCTCTTTGACGCTTTAACGCATCCGCCTCGGCCTTTTTCAATTTCGCTTGTTGTTCTTGCCAGACAGATCCAGCTAATACATTGGTACTTGTTAAAGGTTTCGCCAGTCTGGCTGGATCAAAAATTGCTTGAACTTCTTCAGGCGTTGCGCCTGTAAAGAGCCCCTTGAGTACCAGCGCGAATCGAGAAACTGATCCGATTGCATTGCCAATGACAGTTGCTACTGAATCAATCTTGTTAATAAAGTCAGTCGTGTCGCTTGAATTGGTTACTGTGATCATGGCATCAATCAGGCTTTTACCAATGGTCTCACTTGCTTCTCCAGCGGCAACGCTTAGCAAAGACATCTGACCTGCGTAGGTTTCAAGTTGCGCTGCGTTAGATCCAGAGAAGGTTTTGTTTAACAGTTTCTGGATGTCAAGGTAATTGGCAGATGTTAACTCAGCTTGAGTTAGACCTAGATTATACTTTTTTAGACCTTTAGTCTGACCTGTGTATGCTCGACCGATATCGCCTGCGACTGTAGCCACGTCGATACCTGTTGCCGCTGAAACGTCTAAAGATTGCGCTAATATCTTCTGAGATTCTGTAACTGATCCAGTTATCTGAAGAAGTGTCTGCATGGCTGGACGAAGCTGTGAATCCGTGACGCCTGACATGCGTGATAATTTGCCAATATAGTCTTCTATAGCTGGAGCCTCAAAGGCTATGCCTAGATTTTTGACTGCTTGCGCTAAACGAGTTGCTTCTTTTTGATCTTCAAGAAACGCCTTTGCCGCTTGCTTGCCGAATTTTACAATTGCAGCAGCGCCAAGACCAATACCTGCTGCGCCTGCTAACTTCTTTACAGATGACTGTAAACCTTTTATGCCTTTATCGGCATCCTTGAGTCCTTTGTTATCAAAGATCGCTGCAATGCGAATTGCTAGACTTGAATTAGCTGACATTAGCGACCTCTATAATCTCTATTAACGCCCTTAGTAACTCTTAGGGCTGTGGTCATTGACTTCTCTATAGCCTTGAGCACGGCGGCATTAGTCTTACCTTGATCCTCGGCCCATGCTCTAAATAGCAGGCGGCCTTTAGTCTTACGGGTTCGACGACCTGCCACGCCTGACTGCTGGCTATCTACTAACGGCGGCAATGCCTCGATGAATTGACGGCCTGCATAAGGGTTAGCAGATTGGCTCTTAGTCTTATCGCTACTCATCTTCTGATATCCAGCCTTGCGTGCGAAGGGCGTGCCAGCATTTTTATAGACATCCACTAGTGGAGCTTGTGCTCTACCTTCTGGTCCTGAAAGACGTCCAGCGGTCTCGTAGATAGATCCTGCCGCACTCTTATTGAATATGGTAGCGATGGATCTAAATCCGCGCTTGTTAGGTTTAGATGGTGCTGTGCTGTATCCGATGCCGCGCTTTATATCGCTAGAGCTAAAAACGCGGTTCTCCCAGACGCCCACGGCTTTACCCCATCCAGATAGCGGTGCGTCGCTAGGGACGAAACCTCTGGCCTTGACTGCTACTACTTTGAGAAGGTTTCTGATCTCCTTCTCGGTTTCTTTAGCCAGAGCAGGCTCAACCTTTTTAAGTGCCTTGCGAAGTTCAAGTGCGCCGCTTACTTCTGTAGGCATCCTGTTGCTCCTTCGCTCGGTCTTTCAACGCTTTCAGTAACATCTGGAGCATTGAAGGGTCTAAATCTATTAAGTCTTGTGGAGGGATAGCCGTCTCAATGCTCAAGCGAGCGATGAGATAGTGGATGCTATCCCTGCCTAGGCCAAAGGGTCAGACTCTGCAACCTCTACACTCTTAAGAGTTTCGAGAAAGTCTGGGCCGAATGGCTTGACTGTGACTCCACTAAGTCTAAGGCCTTCCCATGCCAACCAGTACACGTCACTTTGCTTCTCATCGTCCCTGAAGGCCTTATGAAATCCCTTTTTAGCATATAGCTCGAATGCGTACTCCAATCGAGGAGTGATCTCGATATTTGTAACGCTATCGTCTGCCATCGTGACTATTAACTTTGCCATGCTGTGCCCCTTTGTTTAGTTAGATTACGCTGTAGTTACTACTACTGTGCCTGATACGTTCCATGTTACAGACTGAGTGCCAAGATCGCCAACTGCACCGTTGATGTCGGTGAGGTTATTAACTAAGCATGTCATTGTGTAAAGTGGGTTAGTCGCAGATACTGCAGCGGAAGTCTGCTTGAGGGTGACAGTTACGTTGGTTCCGTATGCAGCCTGTAGGGTTGCTAGAACTTCGCCTGCTGCTGTGTCATTGAGGAAGTCGATCGTAATAGATGCTGCCTCTAGTCCCTTGACAAACTTATGGCCTGAGTCTCCCATTGCGGTGACTTCGAGCTCATCGAATGCGCGATTAAGTGTTACAGATGTAACGTGGTCTGATAGATCGACGGAATTAACCGATACGACTACTCCATTATTCAGAAATACAGCCATGAGATTATTCCTCGTCTTTCTTAGTAGTTACTGGCTTTGGTGTTGATGGTGCTACCTGCCCGATCTTGATCAGGAAGGCGTCTCTTTCTTTTTCCCATTCGGACATGTTAGCTCCAACTCGTTAGGACTGAGATGTTGATGTTACAGGTAAGAAGATCACCCGATGCCGCATTAAGTACGGCTGGAGCCGATACCTCTGTGACATTGTAGGTGTATGAAGACGCAGCGAGCAGGTTAAATACGCGCACGATGTCATCCTCAATTCCGTTTAGATTGCCCTCGTTATCGAGAAGCGGCACCATGATTGAGATGGTGAAATTCGCCAAGGGCGAGATAGATGCATGCCATCCATTAGACGGCGAAATGTAAGGATCGCTAGGTGAGACGATTACGGAATTTGGAATTACGGTTGCAGGTGGGAATGAGAAGACTGAATACTTTGTGTTATCAGTAAGAGCTACTGCGATACCTGCGCGGAGTGTTGAGATGGCGGCCATTAGCCCACCATTGAGCGCGGATCAAGATAAGGAGCAAGAAGGCCGCGAACGCGAGCAAGCAAGGTGTTACCCATGCGATAAGGAGAAGGTGCGTAGCCGTCGATTGAGACGCCGCCAGAAGATGGCGCTTGACGAGACTGCCAGATGTCAATCGAGATCATAAGCGCAGCTTCTTGAATGGCTGGGACTGTTGAAGGATCAAGATAAGTCTCTGCTGAAAGTAAACCGTAAGGGTTGATGGGATGGCGTGGAGTTACCGCGTTATTGTTGCCCGTGATTGCATAAGTGATCGAACGGGTATCGCGTCCAGTAATGGTCTTAGATCCATTATGTTTCGATCCTGCGCCTGTAATGACTACTGTCTCACCAACGTATAGGACATCGGTGATTGGATCTGCAAAGTAAGAAGTTCCCGTGTTGGCTGTGTTGCTATGCCCAATAATTGAAAGAGTGTTAGACCAGATGAAGGGCAGAAGCACGTTATCTGCTGCATCGCAGACTTGCTGCAAAACTGCATCAGCGTAGAGCGTACCGACGCCAAGGGCGGTGCGAAGTTCTGCGACTGTTGTCAGACTCATGCTGATCCTTTCTAAAGACTGGCGGCGGAGAAGGGCACTCCGCCGCCAGCGACTTAGGGGTGGCTTACGCCTTGTTGTTCTTGAATGCGCCTGCGCCGACCTTGGTAGCGATTGCTCCGAAGCCGTAGTAGCCGATTGTTACCTGTCCTGCTGCTGTTGACTCAGCGCGTAGGCGGTATGTTGGTGACTCATACCATGTGTATGCGTCTGGGTTTACGATGAGAATTGTTCCATCGCCATCGCCTGCGTTAGTAGGATCGACGTAGAGGTTAAGACCTGCAACGTTACCTGTAAGTGATGTAGGTGATACGACTCCGCCAGCGTTCATTGGCTGTGAAGCTGTATAGATTGGACGTCCTGCATCGTTAAGGCTCATGATGTTAGACCATTGTCCTGTTGATACGACCATGTTGCGAGCAAATGGGTTTGGAAGTCCTGCTGTAGCGCCGTAGACAGATGCTGATCCGCGAGCAACGATACCGAGAAGCTCTGCAGCTGTTGGATATGTGACTGTTGTTGTTGCGTCTGCTGTTGCGCCTGCAATTAGGGCCGCATTGACCGCTGCGTTGGTTGTCTTGGCATACGCTGCTGCCATGTTGCGGACAAGCTCATCAAAGAATGCTGGAGATGTACGATCTAGCAATTCAACAGAAAATGTCTGCTGTCCAGCGTACTTCTTAACAGATACTGACAAGAATGCTGCATTCTGATCTGTGTCAGAAAATGCTGCATCTTCTGCTGTTTCTGCAACAGTTGGAACTGCTGTGATCTTTGGGATCTCAAAAGTCATACCTGCATCTGGAAGTACTCCGCGAGAGATCGCGTCGATAGATGGGCGGATTGTGGTTGAGAGAGGGTTAATGATTTCAGACAATTGACGTGTCGGTACGAGACCAGCGTTGTCAGTGGTGTTGTCTGCTGCTGCGATGTACTGACGTGCAGCGTCATCGCCAAGTGCTGCGCGAATTGTGTTCTCTGCGTACTTAGCAGCTGTGATTTCGATACGTGGCTTTGTGTAAGCCATTGCTGTTACAGCAGGGCGAGCAGCTTCAACTGCGGCAGCCTCAACTGTAGGTGTTGCTTCGACTGCTGAAGTGGTTTCTTCCACGGTGGCTGTCTCGCTTTCTGTTGGTAGGGTTTCTTCAACGGCTTCATCCGATGATGCCGCGATATCAGTGACGGCTGCTGACTTAAATGCGGCGGCCTGCACTAAACTGACTTCGAGTAGGTCTGCACTCGATACATACAGCACGCCATTCTTAGGCTTTTCTGCATTGACCATAACTCCGACTGAAAGGCCAGTACGGAGTTCTTCTGAGGCTTCGATGAGAGCATCTGTGCCACGTGATGATTTAGAAATCTTGAAAGACGCAAAAATGCCTTCTTCTGTTTCATTAAAGAATTGAGCGCGGCCGATTGGCTGTTTTGGATCGTGCTCCAGTAGGAGCTTGACTTTCGTCGAGTCAGCGATATTAATCGCGCCACGCTCAAAGACAACGGCTCCAGCGGATGTGTTACCAACCTCGCCATTAAAGGGGACGATCTTGCCAGAGATAGTTCTCTCTGACGCGTCTGCTGTAAGTTCTGCTGAGAATGTGAGCATCTCTTTCATTGCATGCCTTCGCTTCCGTTAGGTGTTAGGTCAGTCATCTCCATCGCTTGCTCCTGTGTGATTAACTGGAGATCGAGAAGTTCGCGGATAATTGAAAGCTCTTTGAGTGGATCTGTGCGTAGATAATTGCTATCAAGGTCAAACTTTACGACGTTGCCGCGAGCTGTGATGTCATCCATTGACAGACGATCCTCGATGGCAGATACAAAAGGCTGCAAGGATAGTGTGAGGAATTGAAGCCTCTCGTCTTGCACGTTAGCGTAAGTCATTGTCGTATTCTGATCTGCTGAAACGTAATAAGGTGGGACGTTGCAGAGGCGAGCGATCTCGGTTGCAAGATTCTGAATCGCCTCGTTATACATCATGTCTTTAGGGCTAAATCCGACTGTCTCATAATTTAGAGTCGATGTGAGGTAGGCCGTTGAGCGATTCTGGCGTGCATTCTTGAAAGCTGCAAGTAATCCCTGCACTTCTGCTGGAGGTAGGTCTGCGCCTGTATTCTTTAGGTAGCCAGTAGGCATCGGAGTAGCCGCTGCAATTACTGAGGCTTTCTGGATGTCAAGAGCTGCGCGAATTGTAGAAGTACCTGTGTTAAGAATGCCATCGCTCAATGATTGGAATGTAATGAGTGAGCCAAGGCCGTCCATTGGTACAGTCGTGCCATCAACGGCGTAAGACTTAACGTATACATTGTCACGATCGAGTGTCGCTGTTACGCGGCTGTTAGCAATCCACTCAAAGCGAGATGGTCTGCCATCCTCCTGATAAACCTCAACGACCTGCCAGAAGGCCTGACCATAGAAGAGGAGCGAGTCAACCGTGTAAGCAATAGTTACTGAGCGAGGCTGAGAATAAGAAGGCTGATCGAGCCAGAGTGGCTTGCCTAATTCTTCGCCTGTTGACTTCTTGTAAAGTTCGAGTGGGATCGTGCCGATCGTGCCTGCTAAAAGGTTTCTGCACCTGGCTAACGCTGGCACGCCCATCGCTTCTGTGCGTCCGACGTAGGCGAATTGGAATGGCATCGCATAGGGCGAATACTCACCTAGAACTTGAGGTGCATACTGCGCTTCGATATCAGACTTTGATGCTGCACCTGTGAGGCGCGAAAGGATACCCATAGGGTGCAATTATACACTACTCGGTGTAAATAGCGGCTATCTGTTGAGGTTTCATTAACATACTTACGACCATGGCTAAAGAGATTGGCGCGGATACATCGCCTGCACTCTTACGCTTTACGATACGCCAGCTTGAATCGTTAGTCTTGGCCGCGCAGTTATTCATCTGTTTAATTAACTCTTCTTGACCGTTATGGACTACTCGACTATTTACCAGACCGTCGAGGAGGTCCGAACAGGCCTGATAGAACTGCTGTCCCGATACGTCCTGCACAATCTGTCCAGCATTGGCAAGGCGCTCGCTAATGGATTGCGTCGTGTACTTGTCAAAGCAGATCATCTTAGGCCGATACTGATCAGCCCAGCCTTTGATGTCTGCCGCTATTTTAAGATCATCTACCGAGACTTGACTTTCCCACGTCTGGAGAATCCCGACACCGATTCTTCCGTCACCCATAATCTGACCAGCAACGAGGCTCGCATTGCGGCGAGATGGAGATACATCGAAACCAAAAACCGTATAGCCACCGATCGGGATCTGGAGCGAGGCATCGGAGGTCGCCTCAAGTACGCCATGAGGCCATGGACTTTGAAGAGAGTCAATCCATTGACATAAAAGCTCAGTCCTAGTGTCTTCAATTTTATTAGTTGCAACAGCTTCCTCAAGTGATTCCTCCGTGATCGTATGTCCTAAGGCTGGATTGGCAAATGCCCATCCGTTGCGGTCTGTAATCTTGCAATACTGCGGTGCTGAGTATTCATAGAATCCAAATGACTTAGGCGGTGCAGATAAGGCACGCTCTCTGAGATTGTTAAGTGTTTCTGAGAAAGCATCGCCAGCGTTGCTAGTCAGGAAGGTCTGCGAGTTAGGTCTAGCGCGAGTGGTAGGGATTGCAGCTGTGTAACCGTCTTTACTGATCTCTCGAACCTCGTCAATCCAGAGGAAGTCAGCGGTGCGTCCACGCGATGAGTCACGGGTATCAGATACGAGGTCAAGTGTTGCCCCGTTTAGCAGCTCTATTCTTTCGCCGCCATTGGCGTAGCGAATAGCCTTAGTGCCTGCCTTAAGGTGAGGTGCATTCTCGATGATCCATGCAATCTCTCGAAAGGTCATGAGGGCTGTCGCTCGGTTGGAGGACATGATCAGGTGCTTAGTCTCGCCTCCATAAAAGAGGCCCCAGATGACGCGCATGCGCCCTAGATGGCTCTTTCCATTCTGGCGTGCCACTAGTAGCAGCGAAGTCTTGCGAATGTAGTTGCCTTTAGCGTCTACTCGCATCATGTCATCTAAGACCCACTTCTGCCACGGCATTAAAGGCGTACCTAGGTCTTCTGCGAGTTTAGCGATCTCATCTGAGCGTGTTTTGCCCTTGAGAAGTGGACTATGAAGCCTTGCTTTGATTGCCCCTCGCAGCGGCTGTTTACGAGCTCCCATTATTCGGGACTGTCTGTGACTGGTCGGGCCGTAAATGGACTGTCTCGGTGAACTTCGGACTGCATCGGGTATACATTGGAAG